TACGTCCTGAGCAAGCTCCTGTGCGTCCTGAGTTGGATGGCCTGCGCGGAAAGGATTTGTACGACCAGCTTACACCTGATGAAGAGGTGGAGTTTAAGCAGTGGAAGAATGACGCACGCGATATTTACGAGGCAGAGAACACCCGCGCAAGCAATTACATGACGTGCACGCGAACCATCACATCGGCTGAGAGATTCGCTCGGTATCCTGAATTCTATTTCGTGTACACGCTGGATAGCCGCAGCCGCGTGTACTGCCGTGCTTCCACCTTTAGTCCGCAAGGCGCTGATTTGCAGAAGTCACTGGTACGCTTCGCTCGATCCGAAAAACTGGGCGATGAAGGCCGCGACTGGCTAGCAGTGCACGGCGCTAACGTCTGGGGTGCCGACAAGAAGCCCTTTGCTGAGCGCATAGCGCTGATGGACGAGATGCAGGAAACGATCCGCGACATCGCAGCCGATCCGCTGACATTCAGGGCATGGGCAGATGCTGACGAGCCGTGGCAGTTCCTAGCGTGGGCACTTGAGTGGAACGAGTTACTTGAATGGACGGACGTAGGAAAGCTAGCTTCTGAGTTCCCAAGCAAGACAGCCGTTGCGCAAGATGGGTCTTGCAGTGGCATTCAGCATTACAGTGCCCTGTTAAAAGACAAGCGCGGCGGAAGCGCTGTTAATCTCACTGATTCAGGCAAGCCAGAGGATATTTACAACGAGGTTGCTGATGTGTCTAAGGCAATGATGCAAAGGATTGTAAAAGGAGAGGAGAAGTTGGAGATAAAAGCCAAGGACGACGATGTATCTGATGCTTGCATCGCCAAGGCTTGCGAGGCATGGACGTCTCTACTAACTAGGACGCTTACAAAACCTTCTGTTATGACGCTTCCGTACGGCAGTTCAGTATCCTCGTGCCGGGAAAGCATTTTCGAATACCTAAAGGACTTAGAATCTAAGGAGGCAATGCAAGCCAAGGCCGCAGGTCGTGGATTGAATCCAGTGCATCCTTTCATGGGCGAGAATCCGCTGGTATCTAAGGATCTGGCCGTGGCAATTTGTACCAAGGTAGTCTGGGCAAGCATTGGTGAGGTGGTAGTAGCTGCTCGTGAGGGAATGTCTTTCATTCGCAAGGTTGCCGGCAAGGTTGCCAAGGCTGACAAAGGGCTGCTATGGACGACGCCCACAGGCTTTATTGTGGAGCAGGCCATATACAACACGCAAAGCCGCAGGGTTTACACGTACCTGATGGGCAAGACTAGCTTTACTATACGAGAGGAGATGGACTCTATCGACGTTGCTGGCATGCGTTCAAGCTCGGCACCTAATTTTATCCACAGCATGGACGCTAGCCACCTGATAAAATCAGTCAATAGCTTTGCAGATTCAGGTATGAAGGGTATCGCTGTCATCCATGACTCCTTTGGTACGCACGCAGGCAAGACAGGAGACCTTCGACGCATACTGAGAGAGGAGATGGTTCAAATGTACCAGCATAACTGGCTTGAAACTTTCAAGCAGTCGGCTGAAGACATCCTTGGCGAGGAGATAAAAGAAGAAGCTCCTTACGTTGGAACCTTAGACTTGAATGAAATCCTAGAATCTACTTACGCGTTCGCGTAAGCAAGCTTGACAATTAGCCCTGCCTGTCTATCAGGTGGGGCTTTTATTTGTTTCTGGCTATAGCTGGCACCTCTGCCGGTACTATCCTGCGCAAGCCTCCTAGGCTCCTGCCGCGCAGGTTCTCAACACCCCCATGCAATGCCCTACTTAGACGATGAAAGCCGACAGGCATCCTAGTTGGCGCTGGAAAGCGGATCCCTATCAGACTAGCACCTTTATTTGTTTTCTCCTGAAAACAATCAGCCGAAGGCTAGCGCTGGCGATGGGTGAGTAATCCCAAATGCATTCCGTTCACCGCAGTGAACAGATTTGATTAACCCCACTATAGAAGGATATCAGGATTCTAGGATTCTAGGTACGTTGTAAGGTCAAGAACGTCAGGTCAAGGTTGCTTTTCAGGAGAAAAGACAATGGAAAAGGCGCTAGGGATTCAAGGATGCAGGGCACGCTGGGTGAGATTGGTCAAGTATCATATCTGAGTCTTGGCGTCAACACTTTTCCTAAACTATCTCATCGACCATAATCCTAAGTAAATGTTGTTCACCGCGGTGAACAGATTTTGCACGCATTGTGCATGCACCTCGCAGTACACCCCGGCACCCTTGAATCATTGTTTTCGTATTTATTCCAACACCCCACTATAGAAGAATACATTTTCTAGGAGAGCAGCATGCAACAGAACGCAGAGAAGATAGTTTGCACCAAGCCGAAGAAAAACTATCACTCCAAGCACCGCAAGGATGACCGAGAGCAGCGCCGTGCTCGTCGTGAAGTGAAGCGTGGCGGGGGTCTTTAATGTCCATAGTGAGCAACACACAATGCCCTGAATGCGCTGAGACTGGGCATGATAAGACAGCCAACCATCTAATGACGTTCTCTGATGGCGGGCAGCTATGCAACAGGGCTAACTTTCACGCATCGGGTGAACGGTTGTACGTGGCACCTGATGGCACTAATCCCATCATCGAAGGAGAGATCAACGGTAAGATAAAATACAGCGTCGAGCAGTACGAAGAGCTGGAACGAGAGGGCAAGATAGCCGATGAGTTCACGCGCCAGCTTGCACTATCTGGCATGCGAGAGCGTGATCGCTGGCAGGTGATGTCGGGGGAAGAAAGAGAGACGTTGCAGGAGGAGTGGAATCTTGATGTCAAGCACTTCAACTCACTAAAAATCAAGCACCTCATCGACCGACAGATACACGGCAAGTACGCAAAGATGTACAATATCCGTGTAGGCCATGATGCACAGGGTAAGGTAGCTCGTCACTACTATCCTAAGTACGAGGCAGGTGAGGTAGTAGGTGCCAAGTGCCGCACTATCCCGAAAGACTTTCGGTTTGGGCACCTAGGCAAGCAGTGGGGCAGTTTTGAGTTGTTCGGCGAGCATACATTGCAAGCAGTTCTGGACTCGGGACGACGCATGGATACCTTGCTGCTGGTAGGTGGAGAGTGCGACCCGCCAGCGGCACAGGAAATGCTAGCAGAAAGCCAGAAAGGCACTAGATACGAAGGCACTTTGTTCCACGTCTGGTCGCCAGTTGATGGCGAAAACGCAATAGAACAGATTAGGCAACGACGCACAGCTATCAACGCTTTCAGCAAGATTCTAGTTTGCTTCGACGCAGACGAGGTCGGACAGAAACTGAACCAAGAAGTGGCTAAGATGCTGCCGGCTAAGACTCGCAAGCTGGTACTCCCAACTGGCTGTAATGATCCCAACGATTGCCTGAGATACGGACTAGGAAAGGCGTTCGTGTCGGCATGGTGGGAGCCAAAGGAAGTCTTTGAGGGTGTGAACATCAAGAGCGTGACTAGCATCAAGGATGCGCTCAAGGCGGGAACACCCAAGCAAGGGTTGTCGTGGCCGTGGCCTTCTCTAACTCCACTTACCCTAGGCATCCGTGAGCACCAGCTAATCATCTACGGTGCCGGATCTGGAGTGGGAAAGACAGAAGTTCTTAGGCACATTGCGCATCACCTTGTAGAAGTGCATGGAGAGAGCGTGGGCGTGATAAGCACAGAGGATCAGTACGTCAAGGTTGCTCGGTCGTTCATCGGCAAGTGGATCAACAAGCGTATTGAATTGCCGCCATGCAATGACAAAAGCGAACCTGAGTACCGTGAGGCTTTCGACTACACCAAGGACGAAGCTGATGACATCATTGACTACGTGGCAGGCACCAACAAGCTGTTCTTTGCTGACCTGACCGCAAGCCGTAGCATTGACGCAATCATGGAGCAGGTGGAGGAGATGTATTCGCTTGGGGTCAAGCACATCATCCTCGATAACCTGACAGGTGTGGAAGTCAACAAAGCTAGAGGCAATGAGCGCGAGGGTATCGACGAAGCCTTGAAGACTTTCGGGATGTACAAGGATGGAAAGCCCATCACTATACACCTAGTCTCGCACCTCAAGTCTGTGGGCATCGGGCGTACACCGCACGAAGAGGGCGGCGAGGTTCTGCTATCAGACTTTCGTGGATCACGGAGCATTGGGTTCTGGGCAAGCTATGCTCTAGCTATCCAGAGGAATACCCAAGCTGATTCGATGGAAGAGAAGACAACCACGTACTTGAAGATCGTCAAGGATCGTGACCAAGGCATCCACACTGGGCGCAAGGTAGGGCTTATTGGTGACTTTGGCACAGGTAATTTACTTGAGCCTGCTCAACGTAGGAAGAAAGAACCAACTAAAAAGGCGCAACCTAGCACTGAGATGACTGCTACAAAGGACTTTGCATAGGATGAAGGCAGTCTACATAACGTAGGCTTCCTATTAACCCCACTATAGAAGAAACAAAACCTAAATATCTTGGAAAAACCTAACAAGGAGTAAGCATGAGCACAGTCCCCAGTAACCCCAGAGTTGCAGCATCAATGAGTGAGCTTGAAATCCGGGCAAGAAAGGGCGATCCCTTTGCGCAGGATGAGTTGGAACGACAGGCTTACATTGCTGCCAGCGTAACAAAGAGAATCCAGAAGGAAGGACTCACACGTATCGAGGCTCAGCGAGAGGCTCAGGTAAAAAGGTAATGACAATGCAAACTATTATTGCAATCGAGGTGAACAGTGCCGCTTGAAACTCGCCCTGTTAAGATAAGGTTCAAGAGCTACCAGCGGATGCGGGATGCAATCAGTAAGAACCAGCCGTACTTGATACGGCACTTGCTGGTCAACTCCATCCCTATTTATGGTGGCAACTGCACCCGACGTATGTTGTCAGAGATTCTTGACATCAGTATCAATGCTATTACCAAACCGATGGATGCTCTCGTAAGCGAGGGTGTCATCTTCCAGACGCATAAGGATAACTGCCCGGTCACTGGTCGGCGGAGTTATATCCTTACACTTAACCCAGAACATAAGGGTTACTATTAGCAGGAGCTAGTCATGCACCCAAGTAAACCTTACCGTCCCTCTGGCGTTGGACGTTTCTTGTACTCTGACTTAGAAGCTGTTGGCCTCCTTGATGCTGTTCGTCCTAATGATCCTACAAGCGTGCATTGCTTGGGTATCGAGGACTTGCAGACAGGTGAATACTGGCAGTTCTTTGATCCTTACGAATACAGGGTTAATCGAACAGAACTAGAAGCTGAAGGTACACAGGATGGTTACTTGGTTGATGCCCTTTCTATGCTCAAGGAAGCAGAGGGTTTTAGCTTCCATAATTATTCTGGATACGACGGCTTGGTATTAGAAAATGTATGGCCTGAGCACTGGAAGGTAAACAACTTACAGAAGAGATCAGGCCAATCTAAGTGGAGTCAGTTCTTTCCGTACCGAGTGATGGATACGTACGTTATGTCTACACTCCTGAACCCTGATCGCAAGCTACCAGCACAGGCGTACGGTCTGGGCAAAGGGAACATTGGTGCGCACAGCATCGAAGCGCACGGATTGCGTATAGGAAACTGGAAGCCTGAGAATGAAGATTGGTCTACTCTAACTGACCACATGCTCACTCGTGTAAAGGAAGACTGCGCCATCGGGTCTGACAACTTCTGGCACCTGATGCACGGAGATTGGACTGATCACAAGCAGCGAGGATGCAACAGGAAGACTGGGTACGGCATCGAGACTGCGTACGGCATGGAGCTACAATGCGCCCTGAGTATGGCTCGGCAGGCGTACAGAGGTTTCAGACTGGATATGCGCAAGGCACTGGATCGCTGGGAAGACTTGCACGAAGAGATCGCCAGCACCGAGGCCGGCTTCCGTCCGCACATGCCGCAACGATTCAAGATGAAGGCGGCTAAGCCCGCTGACTTTGATAAGTGGATCAAGGACTCAGCTAAGTTGTACGACTGGATGCGTGAAGAGGACGCCGATGAAATCATTGAGCGCCTGTCTTCCGCCGACTTCTCAGAGATCACTCACATCAGCCACGCTGCAACGATGTGGAACCCTACCAACAAAGGTGGTGAGTACAGCAAGACATCTAAGAAATACATCAAGGAGGCTCGTGGCAACATCCATGACTACGTGGAAGGAACTGAACCTATTGCTGGTGCCTTCACACCTATCGTGTACGAGGACATCCCGCTCGGTAACAGAGACGCAGTGAAGCAAGTGCTGTACAAGCGAGGATGGGTCGGTGTCACTTATAATGACACTGAGTCAGATTACCTTGACCAGTTTGGAGTCCTGCCTCACCCGTGGTCTGGCAAGATAGATGAAGTCAGTATGGATCGTTGGGCAGAGAACGGGATTGTTCCTACGTGGGCTAAGGGTATTGCCCGATGGTACATCCTATCTGCGCGGGCGAATCAGATACTCAACTCAAAGGACATCGCTTACTTTGACCTGCATGGAGAGTGGCCTACTCAGCCCGGTGGTCGCCGGCGGTGCCGTGGACTGATAGCTGGTGCATGGTCTAAGGAGTACCGGATGTACGGGCAGGACTTCTACGCCAAGATGCGTAGCTGGCCAGTAGAGGATGAGTGGAGAGTACCGGCAGTTGCCATCAGCATTGGCACTAACACTTTCCGTGCTCGGCACAAGAACGTGGTGAACATCCCGAGTCGTGGCTTGTACCCACTGCGTGACCTGTTCATCGCATCAGACGGCAAGATGGTACTCGGTTGTGACGGTGCCGGCCTTGAGTTGCGGATGCTTGCGCACTTTATGAATGACAGTGACTACATCGACACGGTTCTCAATGGTGACATCCACTCGTACAACCAAGAGCTGGCTGGACTTCCTACGAGGGACATGAGTAAGACTTTTATATATGCGTTATAACGGCGCATACAAAACCTATTGAAATCAGGGGACACCTCATAGAGGCAATCCTGAGCCAAGACCTAGAGTAATACACAATCACTCTAGGTAAGG